GGCGCATCTCAATGTTCTCAGCTGGTCATGAGGTAATGTATATCTCGCAAGGTGTGATCCATATTGAAAATGGTATTTTCTCGAAAACTATTCAAATCGGACGGTATCGTGAAGAGCAAGACGTTATTAACCCTGACAGAAATGTCATTCGATACGTAGGAGGTGCATAATGGCTGAATTTTGGTCAAATAATGACCGTGGATATCGTATCAGACTTTGGGTTGACCAAGTTGGTCAAGATATCCAAAACAATACAAGTCAAGTTAGACTACGACTGGCACTTTTAAATACGACAACTACTTTTGCTCAATACACATGTAGTGCTTTTGTCGAGTTTAACGGTAAACGATTGAATTGGTCAGGTTCTCCAAGTGTTCTAGGGTGGAATCAAACAATCCAATTGATAGACCAAACAATTACTGTTAGACATGCTGATGATGGTACTGGTGTCTTCGGTGTACACGCTCACTTTAATGGGTCGGGTGGTTGGAGTCCTGGAAACCTAGACATAGGAAGCCAAACCATAACACTGACGACAATTCCAAGAGGAAGTTCGGTAAGAGTGTCTGATGGATTCATTGGCAATCAAGTAGACATTTCCATTGATAGAAAAATAGGTAGTGCTACACATACACTACGCTACGACTGGGGAAATAAAAAAGGTAAAATAGCCGACAATGTTGGAACGTCGTATAAATGGACAATCCCAGAAGATTTCGCTAACGATATACCAAATTCAACAAGTGGACGGGGTACTATATATGTAGATACTTATATTAATGGAAATTTCATTCAAACGCAGTCAACAACACTAACAGCAAGTGTTATCACAAACAACCTAAAACCATCATTCACGGGATTCACGTTGACAGATGCTAATCCAGTATCTCAAAGAATTATTCCAGAACCAACACACTTTGTATCTATAATGTCGCTTGTGAAAATTGTTTTCAATGGAGCAAAAGCCAAGAGCGGAGCTACCATAGTTGGTTACTACGCTGAAATCGTTGGTGCTAACAACTCTGTTTCAACTAATGGCGGGGTGTTCCGTGAGGTTTCTGTTAACCAAGATACTCAAATGACTTTGAGAGGTAGAGTTCAAGACTCTCGTGGAATCTGGTCTGATTGGATAGAGACGAAAATAACGTTTCTATTCTATTTCAGCCCAGCACTTAAATTTGAGGTGAAGAGAAGTGATAAGAAGTTAGATGTACTAGTTATTAAGAGGTTCGCTAAAATTGCACCATTGACGGTTAACGGCGTGCAGAAAAACACAATGAAGCTAACTTTTACTACACGAAAAATCAATTCTGATAACGAAGTTCCAGATAATGGACAAGCCGGCGGAAGTTGGTCACAGGTTTCTGAATTTAACGCATCTGATGCTCCCCTTGGAAATCGTTACCCAGCCGACACATCTTATATCGTTATAGGCAAATTAGAAGATGAATTTACAAGCGCTTCATTCCAAGACACTGTTCCAACAGATGAAGTTATAATGACCTATGATCGTCAAGGCGTTGGGATTGGTAAGTACCGAGAGCGTGGTGCTCTTGACGTCAACGGTGACATTTATGCAAATAACAGCCCCATCCAGCAGTACCAGCTAACTAATAATGACGGCGCTCCGAAATGGGTGACCAATGCAAACACTATCGAAGACCCCGGTCAATACTACCTCTTTTCTTCCGCCCCGGGGAACCCAAGTGGGCTTTGGGGACATTTATTCCATCACAGCAATTATGGAAAAGGTAGCATGTATAAAGAAGCTATCCAGACGTTTTGGAGTAATGATGGTCGATTGTTCTTCAGACATCATCGATGGTCGAAAATAATTGATGACTGGGAACCGTGGATTGATTACACGCCTAAAAAACCATCTGTTGTTAAAAGAGAAATACAAATTGGTTGGGGTGTAAGAGCGAACTTAGTTCGTGAATCAAACGTAGTAACTTTGAGTTTAGAACGAGGTATCTATTCTCTTCCTCCTTGTGAATACATTAACTTGATTGAAAAAATCCCTAATGGATTTAAGCCTTGTGTTCAAGTGCATATGGTTGCTAATAAAAATGCATTGAATGTGCATTATGGTTGTGCCGTATGGCATCTTGAAACAAATGGAGACATACGCTTTTCGAACCCACATACAGACACATTTGGTGGTAATGCTGTATACACAGGTACTGTAACATATATCACTGAAGATGAATACCCACAATAATTAAAGAACAAAGAAAGGAAAAATTATGAGATTTGAGTACGAATCAAAATCAAAAGAATATGACGCAAGCGGTGCAGCGTACGCCACAAAAGTAGTTTTGAAAAACCGAGATGGTGCTTACGTCCCTGTCTTTTTGCCAGTCGATAAAATCGACTTATCAAACACTGAACTACTGAATGAAGCACTAGAGGTTATCTATCAAGAAAACTTCCCGCAACGTGCGGAAAATGAAAAAATTAATGAACTTGATAAAAAAATCAAAGAGTACGAAGCATTAAACAAAAAAGCTACTGATATCATTGCTAAGATGGAAGAACAAATAAAGAAGCAGCAAAAGCAATCGAAGACAGCACAAGTAACGCTGATGGATATCGTTAATAAATTTTATGAAAAAGGGATGCTAAAGGATGAAGACTTGGCTGAATTGTCTATCGTTGACGTTGAAGAAGATTAAAGAAGAAATAGAAAGGGAAAAAGATATGATAGTTAAATTATTTGCTATTAACATTGTTGATGGGAGCTACCCGTTTAAACGGGTTCCTAAAGTTTTGAAGCCAAAAGTTAAAGAACAAATCGCTAATATGGTTGAGGATGACGAGCTCTTGGCTCAGCTCACAAAAGAATAGTTAGGAGTGCGGTATGGTAAATCAAACCGAGCCAGATTTGATGAACTGGCTTATAACGGTAATACTTCCTATATGTATTTCAAGTGCGAGTTTCTATTTTTCCAGTCAGTCACGCGCCTCTCGTTTAGAACATCGAATCACTAAATTAGAGGTCGTCGACCATGAAATCGAGAAAATTATTAAAAACCATAATGATCGTCTTGACAAATATCAAGAAGAACAAAAAATAATTCTAGCTCTCGTCCAACGTATGGAACATCTTAATGAGAACGTTGTTGAGCTAAAAGGAAACATTGAAGAAGTTAGATCGAAACTTGAGAGGATAATAATAAAATGATTAATTTTAAATTACGTTTGCAAAATAAAACTACACTAGTAGCTCTTATCTCAGCAGTATTCCTTATGCTGCAACAATTAGGGCTTGAAATTCCACACAATATCCAAGACGCTGTCAATACTTTCGTTGCAATTTTGGTTATCCTCGGAATCGTTACCGACCCAACAACTAAAGGAATTGCTGATAGCGAACGAGCATTGACTTACATAAAACCACTAGACGAAAAGGAAGGAAAATAGTATGAGCGTACAACAATCTATTGTAAATTGGTTTGTTAACCATAGAGGTAAATTGACCTATTCAATGTATGGGTCACGCAACGGAGCAGACGGTACTGCTGACTGTTCTGGTTCCATATCACAAGCCTTAAAAGAAGCTGGTATCGGTATTCAAGGTCTACCATCTACTGTTACACTAGGTCAACAACTAGCAAAAAACGGTTTCTATCGTGTAAGTATCAATCAAGATTGGGACGCCTTGACAGGAGACATCATCTTGATGTCATGGGGTGCTGATATGTCCACATCTGGCGGAGCTGGAGGGCACGTTGGTGTCATGATGGATGCTACATACTTTATCAGTTGTGACTATTCAACACAAGGAGCAGTAGGCCAAGCTATCAATACGTATCCTTGGAATGATTACTATGCAGCAAACAAACCAAATTATATCGAAGTTTGGCGATATGCTGAATCAGCACCACAAACGAATAACCAAGCTAATACTGCGGTAGTGCCACAACAAAAGGCTTACTATGAAGCCAATGATGTTCAATTCGTTAATGGAATTTGGCAAATCAAATGCGACTATCTATGTCCCATCGGATTCAATTATTTTCAAAATGGGGTCCCAGTTTCAATGGTTAACTGGGTTGACGCTAACGGTAACGACATTCCAGATGGAGCTGACCAAGAATTCAAGGCAGGCATGTTCTTTAGTTTTGCCGGTGATGAAAACAACATTACAGACACAGGAGAAGGCGGCTATTATGGTGGCTATTACTACCGACGTTTCGAGTTTGGTCAGTTTGGCACCGTATGGCTCTCTTGTTGGAATAAAGATGATTTGGTAAACTACTACCAATAGACCACGCGACTATAAAATTCAAAGGAGTATATCACCTCCCGACAGACCACAGTTCGGATATCATGGTGGGAGTGGTCGAAGCCTCAGCATTTTGCTGGGGCTTTTTTTGTTTGCTTTATTTTGATAAAAATGCTACTATATTAGTGGATACAGTTAAAAGCTGAGTCTTCGATAAACTCTCTCTCACCCTGACTTGAATTAGTCAGGGTTTTTGTTTTGCAAAAAAACTAAAATAATTTAAAAAAGTTCTTGACAATATATAGTATATATACTATAATATACTTGTAAGATAAATAAAGACGAAAGAGGTAAATAAAATGAAAGAAATCATGACACGAGCTTGGGAAATTGCAAAACAAGGTCAAGCCAAATTCGGTGGTAAAGTTAGCGAATATATTTCAGAAGCTTTAAAAGAATCATGGTTTGAATATCGCTCAGAAAAAGAAGAAGATACTTCTGCTAAAATGGAAGTAGTCCTTGCTAAATTAAGAAGAAACCAAAAATTTACAATTGCAACATTGATTGAACAATCACACGAACTTGAATTTAACGAAGTGATGCACAAAGCTGGCGCTTACTATGGTATCGAAGTAATCGCTGATGGCAGCAAAGCTACAACAGTATATGTTAGCGAACGTACTTGGGAAGTAGCTTAATCTTTATTAAGGAGGATAAATGACAAAAGAACTAACGGCTCGTCAAAGAGCTGATAAAAAATGGAATGAAAAAAATAGAGCGCATAGAAATTACATGACCAAAAGGTCTACGGCTCGCGGTTTTATTCGTAACCATGCCACAAAAGAAGATTTGCTTGAACTGCAAGAACTTATC